CCAAGCGTACCGGTCAGCGTACCGCCGCTTAACGGGAGGGCGTAGCTGTTGAAGTTACCGGCGTGAAGTACGATGTTGTTCGCGACATACATTGTGCTGTCGCCGCTGTGGCGAATTGAGAACCGAGCGTTGATCTCCGAATTAACGTTCGACGTGTTTGTTCTTACCGGAAACGATGCGCCGTTCGCGCTTGTGAATCCGCTCAAATACACCGTCGCGCTTGCATTCGCTCCATTCGGACATTGCAAGCGATAAGTTGCGGTTCCTCCGCGCAACCAGACCACAGCGCCCTCGACAGCCAAGGCGAACCCGGCGACCATCGACGTGTAGCTTTCGTGGAATTCAACGACTCGGCGGTTCTGGTTGTTCCCACCCCATGCGCCGTCGCCCGCCCAATCGAAAGTAAACGTCAGCCCGCCCTTATGCGCTCCCGTACCAATCGGGTTCCAAGGGGCGGTGTCAGCATATCCGCGGGTTATTGAGTAACGATTAAATCCGAATCCCGCGCTGCCGGGGATGACAACCGGATAATAAGTGTTTTCGTCCCCGCCGACAGTAATCGTAATCGTGTTCTGGTCGATTAATCCGCGAAGGACAGTTGTGCTTACGTTGCCAACAGTTGCCGCATTGCCTGTGATATTGATTCCCCAAGTACCGCTTGCATTTCCCCCGGTTAGCGTTGGCGCATAACTGTTGTAGTTCGAAGCGTTGAGAACTAGATTCCCGCCAAAGTATCCGTTTGTGTAGATGTTCCCGGCGACGTACAGATTGTTGCCACCGCCGGAGTTACCGACTTGAACGTGCTTTCCGTCGTTTGCGTAGTTCAACCACAGATGATCAACACCTGCTGAAACGCTGTCCTTACCCCAAATGTGACGCACTTGAAGCCGCGCATCACCGGTGCCACCGATATTTAATCCGCCGTTACCGGCGTTCCAGCTTTGGTTAGGCACAATCGTAACTGTGCCGCCGGTAATCCGTAGAACGTCGCCGTGTGTCTGATTTCCTAGCAGCAGATCGTTGCCGAACCCGTAGATACGAACGGAGTTTCCTGCGCCCGGCCCGAAGGATGGGTGTCCGGCGACGTAGAAATAGTCGTCGGTGTGCCACCCCATCGCGCCAACATTGACGCCGCTGCTTCTTTCAAAATATCGGTGTGTGCCGCGAACGTGACCGACAGACCCCGTGAGCAGACCGCCGCTCAACGGTAGCTTCGTGCTGTCAGTCGCCGACGTCGCTGTCGCCGCGTTGCCCGTGATGTTGATCCCCCAAGTGCCGGAAGCACCAGTTCCCGTCAGCGTTGGCGAGTAGCTGTTGTACGTTGTGCTGGTGAGGATCTGCGTCCATGACGACCAGTTTTGGCAACAATCGCGAAGGCTTCTGACGTATAGCGGAGTCGAGGTCGTGCTTATCCAATCGCCTGCGATTTGAATAGTCCCCGCGCTGCCGCCGCCCCAAGCCAGAACCTCGGCGTATGTCGTCGGCGGGTTGCCGCCATTGTTTGCGGCGGTGAACGTGCTGTAGTTGTAGACACCGCTCGAGTGTGTGCTGCGTCCTGTCTCGCCAGAAATTCTGCCAAACCATCGGACGCTGTCTGCGCTACCGCTAATTGACGCAGAACTTGTGATGTATCCCGAATCGTTGGTAAACGTCGAGACGTTCGTCGGCTGGGTGTAACTCAGAACTCCAGTCGAGTTGTTGTAACTCAGCGAACCAGTCGCTGTGATCGCGCCTCTTGCGCGAGAATTTGTGAAGTAAAGGTTAGTGCTGCCTTCAGGAACTGCATCCGTGCTTCCGGGTGATGCAGAGATCTCAACATATGCAGATCCAGACCAGCGATAAGTTTTTGCTGTGTCGATTGTAATGTAGATCTTTCCTGACTCGCCGGTTCCCGGAAGTGCTGCAAGATTTGCATACTCAAGAACATCGTCTACATAAGACGGAAGTTGGGTAGACGGAACCTTTCCAGATCCGTCGAGCGATGCGTAGCCATTGGCGACGCCTTTATTGCCGGAGTTTTCCGGCGTAAATCCAAGTGCGGTGGTAACGTCTGCGTTACTTATTAGTGCGCCGGTAGTGACGCGACCTTTCGCGTCAACAGTCACCTTGCTATAGGTTCCCGCAGTCGCCCCGCTATTAGAAAGCGTAAGCGTTGTCGAGGAGCCAGTAGTTCCGCTTCCGGTTACATCGCCGGTGAAGCTCAAAGATCCAGACGGGATAGCACCCCAAGACGGACTGCTGCCGTCAGTGGTGAGGTACTTTCCGCTCTGTCCTGCCTGAGTAGGAAGGAAACTGTTCTTTACCGCAGATGACGGGCTGCGAACTTCAGAAACGTGCAGGTACTGCGCGTGGTCATCATCTCCAAGACCAGAAAGGTTTCCGTGATCCGGAACAGGATCTGCCGAAGGCTCCCATGCAGCGCCGTTCCAAACGAGCTTCTCTCCAACAGCAGGGGCGTCCGCTGAAACCGCACGGCCTTGGATCTTCGCTACGTTCGGAGCGGATGATGTGCCGGAAAGATCTCCACCAATCTCAACCTTGTCTGAATTGAGATTGGTGAAGTTAGCGTCCAACTCATTATTAGTGAGCGGACTGCCTTTCCCTGCGCGGGTCGTGAGATTCGACATGCCTTTCCCCTATTAGGAGATCGTTATCGTCCAAGTCACCGTCATCGTGTCCGATGCACCCTTGTTCACAATAGGGAACACCGTGCGGCAAAGCATCGTGCCGCCGGTGCCGGAGTTTAGGATTCCGGCTTCGGTCACCGCGCCACTGCCAATTCCGGCATTGAAGGTCGCAACGTAGGTTGCAACAGCACCGGTCGCCGTTCCGCTAGTCAAAGATGCGCGACCCAGTTCGCCGCCGAGGGCGGTATCACCGACGACAGGCGAGATCGAGTTAGACCCAATTGCCATGTGGCTCATAACAGGGGACGCCGTGCCTACCATGCGCGAGGCAATGAAGCCCTTGCCAGCCGTCACGACGAGGTTGTTGAAATCGCGTTCATCCTTCAGGGTTCCGTTTTCATCGAAAACACGGATCTGAAGACGACCGCTCACTTTTATGTCTTCATTCGCTTTCATTCAAATAGCCTCTTTAGAAGTATTGAGAAGAACCAACATAGTCCTCGGCAAAGTAAGTGATGTCGGCGTAATCCGTCATCCTTAAAAAGCCGGAGTCTGCTGCGGTCATCATCTCGCTCGGATTCTTACCGAACACAAGCAAGAACTCGTCGATCACATACTCCGTCTCTTCAGGTAGACGAGAGTACGCAACCAGTACTGAAGCCTCGTCTGACGCTGCAACCGACTCGCTTCTCTGTGTAGAGAAAAACGAGTAGATAAAGTCGCCTAATAATACAGACTCGGCAAAACCCTTTGTAGTATCAACCTGCGCATGGTCTGCCGCAGATTGCGAATCAGCCAGATTGAATCCGATGTCGAAGATGATCTCTTCAAGCGTCGGGACTTCATCGTCCAGCCCCTTGCCGATGCCAATCCTTGACGAGTCGGCCATCGAGAAGGAGTCTGCCTGCGGGGTCTCAAAGCCTTTCGATACCGCATCAGCAAGCCCTTGAAGGTCTGAAAACCCCTTGGATACGCCAAACGAAACCTCTTCCGTGGCGGGGGCTACTAGATCGGCAAGAACCTTGCCCGTGTCGTGCTTGTAAAAGTCGAACGGGAAAGCGAAGTCGTCGAGAACCTTCTCATTACTGAGAATGATCTCGTCGAGTTGGGTCAGGCTATCTGACAGCCCCTTGTCGAATACCAGAAGAACCTGATCCGCGACGACCTGAGTATCGTTGACCCAGCGGTCAACCGGAGTCGGATCAATCTCGACGTTGGCAGCCTTGAGGTTAATGTACTGCGACAACGCATAAGCGTTGACGTAGGTCAGCGGCCCACGAAGTTCTGCGTATTCGAGTACGTCCTTTAGATCGACGTACTGGGTTACAGCCCTCGCATACGCATGTAGCGGCTCAGTACGCAGTTTCTGGAACTGCGCAGCCTGTACAGGTTTTGGGAGATCGAGGACGACACGAATCATTAGAAGTCAGATCGAACGCGAAGTTTAATAAGGTCGTAGACAGTCTGAACACCCCCGCCGGAGGTCTCCATTTCAATCTCAGCCTCATAAACACCGGCAGCGTTCAACGACTCAGGAGTCCATTGAAAGGCAACTCGACCATTGATGGCGTCCGTGACCGTTCCGGTCAGCGTGGACTTAATGGCCGTAGATCCAACTTCTCGGATTTTGAAACGAACGGTAGATCCAGTCAGGTCTATCGGCTGCCAAGTAGCGGGATCGCTCTCATCGAGGATCTGCCCGGTAGCAGCCTGATTGCTATCTTTAAGATATACATAGAGGACTGGAAGCGTATCGCCCTCGACCAGAGGGATAGTTGCGCTGTAACTCATACAAACTCCCTAGGTGCGACGGTCAACGGGCCACCCGCATAACCATGCTTGGACTTGCGGATCGCAAGACCAAGGGCTTTGTCGAAAAGGCTCTTGTTGATGTTCGCCCTGTTCGGGTCAGACCAAACCTTTTCCGGCTGGATCTGGAGCCTGTACAACGCACCCTTGATCAGGGTCTCCGAGTTTTCATTGGCAATGAAGTCAGGTATCGATGTGCTACTCTGCGACGGCTTGAGGGAATAGAGAACGTAAAGCGTCTCGCTCACCTCCGGCGTCGGAGCAACGGTGATCGTGTCACTGTCGTTCATCGTGTAGCAACGCGCAGGCCCACGCCCAGATTTCATGATGATGTCTACCGGCGTGACCGGAGACAACTTCTCGTAACTCGGCGAGGACGAAGTCCCGCGATTCCGGTACAGTCCAAGAACGTGATTGATCTCAGAACCCGTAGGCGGACTAAGATCGATCTCATTCGTATTTGCAGGGAGGATCGAATCCTCAAGCGGCTGAATCCAAACGTCAGTCTTGATGCAGAACTCGATTGCCGCGTCCTTAATGCACTGGGCAATAGAAAACACCGGGCAACCGGGAACCTCTAAAAGAACCCTATTTGCCAAGTCGGTGTATTTCACGCTGCGGCTCCGCTACCCGGCGGGATACGAGGACGCGGGGTCGAAGCAGAGTCCGACTGCGTCTTGATACCGAGGGCGTTTTGGAAAGCCTGCAGATGAGCCTGCGCACGGGCAACATTACCCGCGTATTCAGAGTCCTTCGAGTACGCCCGGTAGAGCAGGTAATCGAGGATCGCGTTCGCGTAGATGTCATCGATGTCGATGGTCGTAGTCGAGATGTCCGCAAGATCGTTCGGGCCGCCAGTCGAAGTGATCGTATTCGGAGCGGAACTGTAGACGATCTCAATCTGAGCGGTGTTAGTCGGCTTCGGATAGAGATAAAACGTCTTCGGATCGAGCGGGTTGTAGATGTAGTGTTCGATCAGAACAGTTCCCGCAGTTGGCGTGTTATGCCAATCGGGAAGCTGATCGTCCATGATTCGGCGATCAATCTGCCGAATCGCCTTGCCGCCGACGTTGCGAACAACATCGAGCAATCGCAAAGCAGCGGAGGGTAGGGTCTGTTTAGATCCAGCCACACAATCGAATGACGTGTTGACAGTCTTCGCATCAGGACGAACAAGAACGACTTCGCGCTGCGCGTCGTTGAAGAACTTCAGAAGTTCCTGCTTCGCCCAGCGAGTGCCAGTCGTATCCTGAAGGATGATCTGCGCACGGTCTATGATGTCAACCACTTTTACCGTAGCCATGTTTTAACCTTCGTAATACGGTTCTAAGTCAGGGTTGTCAGCGTACACAGGGTTCCAGTCCCAGATCACGCCGGTACGTTTGTTTTTCAACTTCTTGATCGGCAGGCTTGGCATGTCCTCGATTTTTGTCGGGGGTGCGCCGAGTGAATTAACCTCGACCTGCAAGTCTTGAAGTTTCTTTCGCCTATCAAGAGTCACACCAAAGTTTGCTTTGGCGTACTCGTAAAGTTCGTCCTTATTCATATCCATCCAAAGGGTCGGGGAGAGTATGGTTTCCCATACCCTCCCCTCTCCAATTACATGCCGTTCAGCTTGAGAGCCACGCCGCAGGTCGGGTGAACAACCTTGTAGCCGTAGACCTTCAGGCCGCGCACACCGTCACCGAAGGACGACTCAAGGCGAACCGTCTCAGTGTTGGTGAACTGCGAAGCGAAGCACGCGAACTTCTTGTGACCAGCCAAGCAGAGGCGCTTGCCAGAGTCACCGCCCGAACCAGCGGCGAGGAGGTTCGACTGATAGACCGTGAAGCGGTCGATCATGCCAACCTTGCCGTTGCGGAGCGGCGAAGCCGAGTCACCAGTGAGGTACGCGAACTTCAGATCGGACTTCTTGAGAAGTTCGATCACCTTCGGCGAGACAACGAGGAAGCGGTCGCTATCCGGAATGTTGTCTTCGTCGAGGATACGAGCAGCCTCAAGGATCGGGTCGAGGATGTTCGACGCGGTCGGCGTGGTGCCAACATCCACCACGTTTCCAGCCTGAACGCCAGACACAATGTTGCCGAGAACGTCCGTCTCGACAGCAATGCGCATCTGCTCAGAAGCGTCACGAGCAGCCTCATCCCAGAACGAGATGTCGCTTTCGGCCTTCAGCACATCGTCCACCTTGAAGGCGTACGACTTGGCCTTGTCAACGAGCAACTCGATGGTCGAGGTCGTCACGTCCTGATACGAGATCGTGCCGGTGTAGTTCGCGACGGTGATCGCCGGAACCGTACGGATCACAACCTTCGAACCCTGACCAGAGATCTCACCCTCGTAATCGTTGTTCGTCACCTGCTCAAGAACAGACGCCGCGTAGAACTTCGCCTGCAACTTCTTCGAGAAGATATCAGGGACGAAGCCAGCGGCACCGTTCGCAACCCAGCCGCCATTGGCGACCGTAAAGTTCATAGCCATTTCAAAATACCTCTAAGATAAATTTTTACCCTAGCGGACACGGCCCTCAGCCCAAGCCTTGTCGATCTCTCCTTCAAACCGCTCGAAGTCTCGGCGACTCAAAGAATTGATCTCATTGCGAGTCCAAAACCGTTTTCCGCTCACGTTTGGATTTCGCGCCTTCGGCAATTTTGGCTCTGCCAATTTCTTTGCCTCAGACGTTACGTCCGTCTTGGGTGCTGAATTCTTAACGCCCTTATATCGGTCGAGAAGCTCGATAACTTCCTCAGACGTCCCCGCTTTGGCAATCCGTTTCCAAGTTGCGGTTTGTCCGTCGAGCCATTCTTGGAAGCCATCATCGTTTGCGATATCAGCGAAATCAGGATGCTTCGCTTTAACCGACGCGACGTGCGCCTCCAAACTTCTCTCTTCCTCTGACTTCCGATGAAGTTGCGCTGTCTGCTTGAGTTCGTTTTGTAACTTCTGAAGTTGTTTCAACAGCGGCTTCGCAATATCTGGGTAGTCGCGTTCCAGTGCTTCTACTTCCGGATCTGGGCCTTGCTGTTCTAACTTCTGAGACAACTCTTGTTCAAGCAGGGCTACTCGATTAGCAAGGGTATCGCTAAGTTGTTTAGCGGCCTTGGCTTCCTCGATCGCCTTCGTCATTCTGGACTGCGCGTTTTTGTAGCGGTGTTCCGCCTTGGCAAGTTGCGCCTTCCAGTTTTCATCAGACTCCGACGCACCTGTGTCATCGTCTGACTTGGCCTTTACCTCAGCCTCCGTATCCTGCGGCTCGACAGGTGGAGTCTCTTCCTGAACGTCTTCCGGCTGCGGCTCTTCAGGTGTGTCCTCTTGGGGCTTCCCCTTTGAAGATTCCTCTCGCGCCTTCTGATACTGTTCAATCAGAGCGTTCGCTTCAGCTTCCAGCTTTGCTGGATCATTCCTACTTGCCATTTTTTCTCACTCCGGGCCTATTGGCGTATCGGATCAAAGTTCAACAGCGTGTATCGTTCCCCGATTCGCTGCTTCCAGTACGGCTTTCGCCGAATCCTCTAACTCAAGTAATGCTCTTAACTCAACGACCTTACCTTGCTCAAAGCGGTAGTTGTCCGTTGTTTCCAGAGCCTTGTGGCATTGGGCGAGGCGTTGGCGGAGCAGGCTGGACAAGACTATCCACTGAGGGTGGCTGGCCAACTCCAGCAACGCCCTCGCCTGATCCTTGTTCAACTTCAGCCCCATTCATTTCTCCCATTCCTTGCTCTGGCATTTCCTTGAGAATACGGTCTGCGTCGATGTCGAGAGACTTGGCGATGTCCTTGATGAGTGCTTCAAAGTTCACCATCTGACCTATAGCCGGGTTCGCGACCAACGACATAAACTGCAGCAGTCGCTGCGACTGAACTTCCTTCTGGATGAGAGCAGTCGAGCCACGCGCAATAATTCGCATGTCACCCTTGATGTCCTCATCAGGGTTCCACGCCATGTTCCAATCGTACAGCGCACGAACCATCGGCGCCAGTAGGAAGTCGTCAATATTCTTGATGACAGACTTCAGCGAAATGCTGGCCGCACCCATCAACATCGACATTCCGGTTGCGGTCTTGTTCATGCCGCCAGAAGTCGATCCGTGGGTATAAGAGGGGAGCGAGGTGGTCTCATCGGCGAACCGACGGAACAACTCGATCACCCCAGACAATGCATTCGCATTACTCTCCGGCTGGTAGAAACGCACCATCGGCATGGCAGCATCGCCGCCTTCACGCAGGAAGATGCGCCACGGGTAGATCTGCGTCGGGTCTTCGCCAGCCGCAATCAGATCCGTGTTCACTTCAACAAGTGGGCCGGAGGAGATCGCCATGTTGTCGATGAAGATGCGGGTTGCCGCGTTCATCGTCGTCTGGCTGTCGCGCATCTGGCGCGGTACGCCTACGCCCCAGAACTGGTGGGGGGTCTTCTCGTACGGAGCCAACTTGTATGGAATCTCCGCCCCAGGAATTGGGTTGATCTGCGCCTTCAATACGCGGTCTGAGCAGAGCCAAACGTTGGCCGAGAAGATGGAGTTGAGATCAGAATCCTCTATCTCAACACCGGCATCGCGGAGATCTGAACCGACGATGTCACCCCAAAATTCAAGCACCTCGTATCGATTCGATTCCGAGTACTCGTTTACATTGCCCAGATTGCGACGATCCCGCTCATGCTGCAACTCTTGATGGTTGCCGTGGCGGAAGTTCGTCAGGATGTAGTCAATCGCTTGATCGTCAAAACCCGGCGAGTCTTTCAACTCCGCCAGTTGCGACTTGGTAAGAACGTGACGACGGTAGATTCCCGTCGAATCTTCCATCGAGGTCGCAAACGGATCTGGGTACAAATCAAAGACCGAGACACTCTCGATCTCAGGAAGAACCCTCTCCTCGTAAATCAGCACATGCTGTTCGCCGTTGTGCCGCCAATGACCAGATCGCTCCACACGAAGCGTTCCCGCCTTGATGGCGCCAGTCCCAAAGATACACATCTCCATGATGGTCTCTTTGAGTTTCATCTCAAGGTTGGCCTCGGTCGTCTGATCATGGATGACCTCGGTCATCTTCTCAGCACGTTCGTCGGCTTCCTTCTTGATGTACTTCTTGATCTCTTCGGTGCGTTCGCGGATCAAGTCCTGAGCCTGTGAAGGCTCAAGCCCGGTCAGCATCTTCATTTCCTTCGCCGCCTCGACCATCAACTTGGCTTCTAAGCCCGGGATCGTGGGGATCGGCGTAGGGTTCAGCGAATAAAAATACTCTCCCGGTTGGAAGAGCAAATCGACAATACGGGAGTAGGCAGCCATGACCTTAGTTCGGGTCAGGCCGACGAACACTCGCGATCGTCCGGGCGGCAGCCGCGCCAAAATGTCAGGCTCGTAAATGCCAAGGAACTGGCGTAGATCAACAAGCCATTCGTCTTCTATACGCTGGCGAGAATCTTTCCAAGTTTCAAACTGAGAGCGAAGCCGGGAACCAAGATCATTGAAAACCGCAGATTGCGCGTCTGTCGGCGAAGACATGCCGTTCTCGACTACGAGATCGCCCGGCTCAGGATATTTGTCTTCTTTGCTCATTAGTAACCCGCAACTGAATCAGCAATTTCTGGTCTAGTAGTCCACGTTCGCTCACGACGCGGCATGGAGTTCAATCCGAAAAGCGCAATCGCGTATGCAATGACTCTATCGTCAAAGCATCCATGCGCAGCATTCGTCTTGCCCCGCCCGTCTATGACGTACGTCCGCAACTCTTCCAGCAACTCCTTATCAGCGATCCCCCCTTCTCCCTGACGAATCAGGGCGGCGAGGTTGTCGATGATCAGCGGCTTGGTCTTACCCGTCGTAAGCCACCCCGCCTTCCGGGTCATCTTGTCCCCATAAGCGTGATCGACCGTCTGCTCGACATATAGATTTGGATACCCCAAATCCTGTAATCTACGCAGAGTGGTCAGCCCGTGGTTGTTTCTCTCAACCAAGAGCCACGCCTTTTTATAATAGTACCCTAGGGATTTCAAGATGTCACCATATTCCCAAGGGTCAACGTGACCGTGCCAGCAGGCTACCTGACGACCATTCGAGTCCACTACCTGCGCACAACTGTAGTCACCGTTCTCTAGCCCCTCAGCAACGTCTACCCCAATCGAGTAATGCTCCCCCTCCATCGGAGGAGACCAAACCCGAAGAGGGCCACCGGCACAGGGAATGAAAGCGCCTTCCCTAACGTCCCCAACAAACGTCGGCGACCACACCTCATCCTGAACCGAATCCAAATACTTCGGTTCAACGAAGGTTCTGCCCGTGGTCAGGAACGCCTCTAACGGCGTAGCCGGATACTCCTGCCGGAAAAGATCATCCCCCAACTCCGCAACCTTCCCCCTACGCCAGAACAACTGGTCGTCCGAAAGGTCATACTCTTCCGCTAAACCTTCTTCCTCCTCAGTCCTCTCAAAGTCACCGGGGGCTTTCCGCGCATACTCCGGCAAGAGAAACCAAGGAACGAAAATCAACTTGTACTCGCCCTCCCCTCGGAGAGCCTTCATACACGCTTCGTAAAACCACCCCGACATACCGTTGGCGGTGGACTCCAGAATCACCTCCGTCCCCTCATCGCCAACCGTCTGCAATAGACCAGCCGAGATATCCGTCCCCTCGGGGTAGTAAGCCACCTCCGACCCATGCACAAACTGGTTGGTCTGACCACGACCCGTCTGACCCGTCCGCGCCGTACCTACCCGGTACTGAGACTCAATCCCCGCAAAAGCAATAAACCCCTGAGAGCGACTCTTCAGGGGCGGCTTAAAGAACGGATGCTGCAACTTGTCGTAGAAGAAACTGACCATCCTGAAAATACTGGAGGTCGATTCCGCCAAGTGAGATAGCACAAACGCCGAACTGTTCCGCTGACCCGTCACCCGCCAGAAGTACCTCCCCTGTACATAGGTCGAGATACCTAACTGACGCGCCTTCAGGATCAATACGCGAACCTTACCCGTCTCCCTACGCTGCGCCTCGATCTCCTCATGCACCAGCATCTGACCCTTATTCAGGGCGAGGGGAACGATCTTTCCTTGCTTGTTGACAATACGCAACAACTTGCGCGAGTACGGGGCAAAGTCGTGCTTCAGCTTCTCGGCTAACTTGAGGACACGGGGGTCAGATCCGGTAGACCTTCCATACCGGGAGGAGGAGGTAATGTGGAGAGGCTCATGCCGGGGGGTCTGGGCAGCCAAGGAAGCACCCTCCCCCCCGTCTAATGATGCGTCATGGCGTTGCGGTATAGGTCACCTGTTCCTAATTCGATCGTGCTATTCCCTAGAAGGGAAGACATCCCCTAGTGGGATGTCTCGTCGGTTCCGATGTCGGCGAAAAAGCCTTCATTAACAGTCACTTGTGACTGTTCCGGAGCATAGATGCCGAGATGTTTGGCGAGGAGGTCAAGGGCTTTGACCCTTGCCGAGGGGTTTTCGGCACTAGCCGCTTCCTCTTTTAGCCGCCGAATGACCCATTCGGCGCTTAATTCCGACTTGTCGATCAACTTTTGCCGGGAGGAGTTTATAAACTCCTGCACTTTCGGCTCTTTGAGGAGTTTGCAGCCGGTCTGAGCAGCCGACCTTTCGCTATATCCGGCCTTTATGGCCGATTGGGTGGCGTTCCCTGTCTCGACATAGGCTGAAGCAAACACAGCCCAACGGGCTGTCTGGCGTCGTTTCGTAGCGTGTCTTTCGGTGTACATGATTGGGATTTTGCGTCACGTTCGCATCAAATGCAATCTTAATGCCATTAGAAGATAAAGCAAATTCATGCCAACTCTGTTGGCATTAGAATTTGCATCTTCTAATGGCATATAGATTGCTCTTCAAAAGAGAAGATCTTTAGGATTCTTGAATCCCCCTGATCTTCTGAAATTTTCCTCCCGAGGCTTTGTGAGGGAGGAAAATTTCATTAGATCTTCCCCCCTTTACAGCCCCATTGGTTAGCAGCCAATGGCTTGTGGTTGCCGGGTTTAGCCGGTGTACATTGAACACTAGGAGTATTTCAGCATGAACGTGCAATTAAAGCGTGGTTTGCAGTTTGCCAATTCTCTTTCACATTCAATGGCTGCGGTTCGACGTGAGCGAATCGACGGTATCCGGCTTGCCGATTGGTTTTTACAGTCTCATCGCAGAAGCGATGATGAGGTGCGGTACTTCATGGCTTACGTTGCAAGCAAGTCCTATTTGCCCAAATGGGCAAAGACTCCGGCTCACGTTAAGGCTGCGTCTCGCTCAGTTAAGTGGATGGCGGCATTTACCCGTGATGCCGAAGGCAAGTGGGCGAGGTGCTGATCGGCGATTGACGGTTTCGTTTTTCCGGTGTACAAAGTACCCCGCAAGGATTGTGGGGCGGTTCGGCGGCCTAGTGGCGTAATGGATTGCGTCACTAGGTCACACAGGTGGCTTTCTGACTTTTTCACCCTTGTCTTTTGTGAAAGGGTGAAAAAGCCAGTCAACCAGACTGGATGTCGAATGGATTTTCCGCAACACACTACGGAGTGCATATGGAATTTTCACGTTTGCCTTACGGCAGGGCTTTGATTGCCGACCCGGCCCGATTCCATCGGGTATTGAAAATGCGGCTAGACGATGGCTGTGAGCCATCGGTTATCGCCGACTGGATGTGCCGGATTGTCCGGCTCACCAATCACAGCGACCTCGAAGAGGTCAGGGCTGAAGAAGCCATTAGGATGGCTGCCCGGTCGCTCCATGACGCTTCCGACTACTCATTGCCGGAGGCAATGTTGCGGTTCCCAAGCATCCGCAACCAGCCTAGCATCAGAGACATCCGTCGCTTTAGCGACGAAGCCAGTTCGTCAGACGACAACGACAAGGCTTTGGAGTGGCTGATCGAGCGGTACTCCCTGATCAACTGCGATGATTGCGGCGAGTTAGAGTACGTCGATGATTCGACGAATGTCCGCGATTGCGACGTTATTTGCCGATACTGCCGTGAAAACTACATCCGGACGGATGTAGAAGAAGAGTATGTATCGGTGGAGGACGTTTGCTACGGCATCGATGCCTACGGCAACGAGGTTTCGTTCATCTCCGGCAACGACGATTATATCTGGAGCGACGAACGCGACACTTACGTCCACGTTGATTACGAGCCACCTGTACTTGGCGACTACCACGATTCCAAAGATCGGCAAGAGCCGATCGAGGACAAGTGGACTGCTACCTACGGTAGGTTCATGGGTGTCGAGTTAGAGGTCGAGTGTGAAGACGCTGACCGTAGGTCAGCGGTCAACAATCTGCATGAACATATCAACGACGGTGACTTGGGCAAGCGCGTGTTTTTCGAGCGTGACGGCTCACTCAGTAACGGCTTCGAGATTATCACCCAACCCATGTCGCTCCCCATGATTAAGGATACCTTCGGTTTCCTTAATAATTCGAGACTCATAAACGGCCTCAAGTCACACAATACAACCACTTGCGGACTGCACGTTCACGTTAGCCGTAAGGGTATGTCGTCTTTGCAGATTGCAAAGATGGTGTGTTTCATCAACGACCCAAGTAACGAGTGGCTTGTCCGGGCTATTGCCCGGCGATATGCCAACGGCTACTGCAAAATTCAGCAAAAGCGTTTGGGTCAAGCGCATATGTCAGTCGAGCGGTATGAGGCAGTCAACCTCACCAATCGACGCACTATCGAGTTTCGTATCTTCAAGGGTTCCTTGAAGTACGACGCTGTGATCGCCGCCGCTGAATTTGTCCATGCGCTGGTCGAGTTTACTCGACCCGCCGAATCGAGTTTGTCTGCGCTTAACTCTGCCGGATTCCTGAACTTCGTTCAAAAGAAAATGGCGAAAGAGTGCGCCACGTTTCTCCGATACCTCGGAGAACGTGCCAAGTCTGAAATGTCCCGTGTCGCTGCCTAATGGAGTATCACTATGTGCCTTCTCGTAGAACAGACCGCTAAAACTTCGTTTTCCGATGAGTTCCTCGCCGATGTGTATAGCAAGAACAAAGATGGACTCGGCATCATGTATGCCGAGAACGGCATCGTTGTCGTGCAGAAAATTGTCCCGTCGAACTCCGCAGAGTTCATCGAATTCTATCGGCAGTATGCCGAGGGTCGAGACTGCATCTGGCATGCCCGTATGCAGACTCACGGCGACATCAACCTCGACAATTGCCACCCCTACTATGTAACCGACGAGTTGTGGGTGGCACACAACGGTGTGCTTTCATCAGGCAACGACAACAACCCTGCCAAGTCTGACACTTGGCATTTCATCCGCAACGTCATTCAACCTGCCATCGAGGGTAACAAGTACCTTGTTCACGACCCAGAATGGCAAGCGTTTATCGGCGACCTCATTGGTTCCACAAATAAGTTCGGCTTTATGACTGGCGACGGTTCGACCGTCATCATCAATCGCAAGTCTGGTGTCGAGTTCAACGGTGCGTGGTTATCCAATACCTACGCATGGTCTCCCGGCAAATTCGGCTTTCGTGTCCCGGCTAGTCAATCCTACGGATACAGCAAGTATTCGCATGGCAACTACTGGCAAGAGTACGACTGGGACATGGGATACGGCGCGGTATCCGGCTCGTCTGCAAAGAAAGACGCTACGGTCAAGCGTGAGTCGAAGGACTCGATGAGATCGATTATTCGAGCGGCCCAGAATTGCTACCTCAGAGACACTCTGGAGCAATGGGTACTCGATGCGCCGTGGAAGGCTTCTGCTCTCCTTGCCTACTGCTACGACGACGAGCAAGGCGCAGAGGAGTTGGTCGCCGATGATCCTGCTAAAGCAGTCGAGTGGATTCGTGACTTGTTCGAGACCGATGGTCTAACCCCGTTCAATTCAACCCCTGATGATGGCGAACTTGCGTTCGCTTAATGGAGGCGAGTATGGATGCCCATGTAAAAGAGTTACTCAGTCGGATGACCCCCGATGAGGTGAAGTCCGCACTCCGTGCGCTTCGTTACAAGCAAAGGTTTGATGCATGGAGTATGGCTTTGCCGATGGCAGAGGCTTTGACGCAGCACCTTTTGGTGCTTGGCAGAAATGGAGACGCTGCACTTGTGCAGCACATTGTTAATGACTTGTTGCGCGATGGAGTTGAAACACAATGAAAGCGTACTTGATAGATCCGTTTACGAAGTCGATCAACGAAGTTGATTACGACGGTGACTGGCGGAACATTTCCAAGATCATTGGAAATGACTGCACGAATTTCGATGTGGTCGGATTCCCCGGTGGGCGGCACTCGATCTTCGTCGATGACGAAGGACTTATAAAAGGCGAACTCGCGCCATTCTTTAAGCCCAGTTGGATACTCACCCCGCTGAGTGGTCGAGGGCTTGTCCTTGGGACAACCTCTGACGGCGACTCATGCGATGTATCCGTCCCACTTCATGCGCTGCAAAGCGATATCGAGTGGCTCGACGTTGCCACCGTGGTGCGTAATGCACGGGATGGAATTTATGATCAGCGTTAAAAAGTTCTACGTCACATACAAGCATGAGAAAAGCGTTCGCGTTGAGATGGTCGATGCGAACTCATATGAGGAGGCGTGGCTAAAGATTCTGGCGAAGATTTCGCCAGAGGAAACCATGCGAACAATTGAGGTAACGGAGAGAGTGTATGCGTGACCTGTTCGGTTTCTTTCTGGCAATGATTCGCGGCTACTACGATGGTCGCGTCAACGGTTGCGATAACAACGTCTACCTAGGCGAACGTCGCTTCTATTACCGCCGTGGTTACGATCGTGGCATCGCAGTTTACTGCGACAAAATGAAGGGGTACGAGAATGGAAAGTGAAACTGTCGAGATTGAAAATCCTGAAAGTTACTGGACTAAAGTCGCTCAGGACACATTAGTTGGGCGGCGCATTGTCGCCACTAGATACCTGTCTGAGATCGAGGCGAAACGCCTCGGGTGGTACAACCGTTCCGTTGTCTTTGAATTGGACAACGGCAATCTGGTATGGCCTAGCATGGATGACGAGGGCAATGGAGCGGGGGCATTGTTCACCACCGCCTTGAAAGGAAGTGTCCTTCCTGTGCTGAGTATGCGGCTATGAGTGGCACAACCAAGATGCTACGCATCCTTGTTGTGATGGACTTCGAGGGCATCGAAGATCCTGATAGCGACGTTGCGAGTCGCCTCATAGAGGACTTGCAGAGGGACTGCGAGAACTTGCGTACTGCGTATGGCGCAGAGGCGACATGGGTAGATGAGGCGTTCATTGTTACGAGGAACGACAACCAATATGAGTGAGTCGCACAGAAAGATGATGAGGCTGCCGCCTCGAAAGAAACTGTTTGGGTTCGACTACCACAAGGCTACGCAACTGCGCATGACCGGGAAAGAATGGCATGAGTACGCCAAGGTAGATAAGTTCAAGACTGAGCGAGGTAGCGACTCCGCATGGAGTGGCTACTTCGAGGTATGGCTAGACGGAACGGACATGAACAGGAGGGCAATTGAATAAATGGCAAGTCATTTACCCCGATGAAACCGGAGTGAGTAAAGTAGTCGGTACGTTCAAAAGTCGAAGGGATGCGAGGCAGTTTGCCTCATCTTTAATGGATCAAAAGTTGCCCTTCCCGATTATCCCGTTTATAAATGACCACTATACCCCCACTATTACGAGGGTTGGAGGATCGAGAGGTGATACTGTTCAGCGTGGAGAAACGACTAACAGACGAGGCATGGTCTAGCATCAACGGCGACGATGGTTCGCCGATGCTGTTCCAAAACTTTGAATCTGCCAAGGCAAGGTTCGACGAGGAGGTTTCCGTGGGCAGCCCCGGAAATAGTTTCCGAGTCATCGCACATGAGTACGAAAATACGTTCAGCAAGATAGTCATAGAGAAGCAGTTGCGTCTCGAAATGATTTGCTTGGTTTGTAAAGCAACTCATTTCGAGAATGGAGACGAGACCCGCTGCCCGTATTGCGGGAATGATGATGTATCCAAGAACGTATACGCAGCGAGAGGTGATGCTTGAAAGAAAGAACCCCGACAGAACTTGAGGTTTTCGGGTGCAACTGGAAAGAGTGGGCGAATGGCATAGCCAACTCTGAGTTTATGAGGGTTGCGATCTCTGGCGGTAGGCCAAGGGTCGCGGAGGCTTTAGCCATGATGACCGTCATGGTCATCACGGATGCTCAGAGGTTTGTTGCCGAAGGCAACTACGTCCAGTCTATTCAGTTGCTCAACTGCCTGAAGCGGCTGATAGCAAACCCAGAAGAGTTAATGGGGTTGGTAACTATGAGCGGTGAGCCGCCGGAAAACGATTCAGTAATTCATTAGGTCGCGCCATTGTTAGTGGCTAGTCTGACCCAGACGATAAAGAAGCACCGTGACAGGTGCGGGTGGTTCGGCAACACCTCCCTGCGGCAACGCAGATGAGTCAATGATGCCCAGAGAAATCTGCCGTCTAACCTAACGGGCGTTGGCAACACGACAGTTCCCCGTGGCCGTGAAGCGGATGCAAAGTTACCGCCGCACGGGGGAAGCATCTATCAACACAAATCTAAACGGAGTAGTTATGGCAAAGCGTGGACGACCGCCCCTTATCGAAGGGAAGAAGCGTGTATACAAGTCTCTCAAGATCGAAGGCGATCTGGTTCTTAAGATCCGCAAGTATGCGGACAACATGGAAGGAACCCTCGGGTTCCGCCCGACCGCCACTCAGGTCATCACTCACCTGCTCAAGAAGGTTTCCTAATGTCCCTGTACGCCGCCCTCAAGGTTGCGCTTCCTCTTCTCAACGCCCTACCGAAGGAGTCCTTTATGTCTCTCTCTCAGGCGGCACAGAACCTGTCACCCAATACAATCAAGGCACTTCGTGGGTTCCTTGACTCTGGGCTTTCAGATGAGGAACGGAAGAGCCTTGAGGGTTCCGTGAAGCGGGTCGCAAAGAAGCATGAGGCTGAGTAATTTCCGGTGTACAATGTACCCCGGCATCTGTAACGGCATAACCCATTGGAGGGTCGAACGGTGAAGGCGAGTGATGTGAAGCGTGAGGGCGGCAAGATTGTTTACCGGGGACACTCGTTCCCCGGTTTCAACAAGCCGATCAATGCCCCCGCAGGAGCCAAGCAGAAGAAGATGGTTCTCGCAAAGAAGGGCGACGAAGTAAAACTCGTTCGCTTCGGGCTGCGCGGGATGAGTGACTACACCAAGCATGGCAGCGAGAGCCGCCGTAAGAACTACCTTGCACGATCTGGTGGCATCCGTGACAAGTCCGGCAAGTTGACGAAGGACGACAAGTTCTCTGCCAACTACTGGGCTAGAAAGGTTCTCTGGTAGTGATCGTTTACATGTCGCATCTAGTCCGCGACAAGCGGAACGCACGGGCTGAGTTTCGTCAGCCCGTCGTTTCCGTTGTTCGGCGAGACAAGTTGATGTACGTCAACGAGGTGCGGGTCAAGGACTCAAGCGGCAAGACTATTTGCCGGGTTGTCTACGACCCGAAGGTAGACCCGTCCAAGTTCCACAAGGTATCTGCGTGGGTAGAAGTGGACGAGTCGTCGGCAGATGTAGAGTTTCTGTAGTTACAACAATGCAAGGCAGCCAAGAAAGCATTGTTTCTGCACTTAGACCTGAAAGCAGAAACTCATCCACCAAAGAGTGGATGGATAGATCGCATGACACTAATGAGGAACTCAAACAGATCATGCAGTCAATGCAACTCAAGATCGATGACGTAATGCGCCTATCGATGACGAGTTACGACACGGTCAAGAGTTGGAGGGTTAAGCGAGAGAGCAAGCGGTGGAGGCGCATGCCTAACCGCGCATTGGCTCACTTGAAGATGCGTATAGGGAGGAGTGCAAAATGATCAGAGATCTGATCTTGCTGTTCAAAAGGATGAGAAAGTTCAAGGACTACGAATGGAGACGGGTTCCGCCACCCGAATGGAAGGCAAAGCGTGGCGGTGTCCACTACTGGTAGGAGGCATTCAAATGTCAGCGAGAGGAGCGGGATGGGAACACCTCTTTAGGAAAAGACCCAGAGGTTTTGTCCTTCGATTAGGGAAGCGTCGTTACTGGAATGGGCAGACTGACTCATCGCTCGGATATGAACGGTGGTTCACTAACTCTCCTAGGAGGGCTAGACTTTTCGAGACTAGGGCTGAGGCGTACTCAGCAGCAGCAGATGCAGCGTTCTTACAGAACGCAAAGCCAGAGGAGCATTGGGAGTGAGCGTCATAATGTGCCGCCGCGATTCGGGCGAGGGGTGAGGAATGAAACCCGACACTTACCGAGTCTTGCAAATGGCCGTGCGTGATGGGGCTGCGATTGGCTACCACCGCGCCTTCAAGCACAACGACGCCCCAGATGACGAGCAGATGATCGATGCTATCGAACAGGCGGTCATGACTCAGATCTGCGAGTGGTTTAAGTTTAAGGATGAGTTCAAGGAGTAATGGAAATGCCAGACATAACAATGTGCAGAGGAGAGGAGTTGCGTAACGGCGAGTCTCGGAAGATATGCCCACGCCGCGACACCTGCTACAGGTACACAGCCAAGCCTAGCGATGGATGGCAGTCATACTTCTCTGTCGCGCCGTTCTACAACTGGAACGAATCTTGCGACTACTACTATCGAGACATGAGCAAGTTCAAAGAAGAAGCCATTTCATGATTCGATGCTGCATCTGCAATTCCGAGGCAACTAGCAAGTCTAATATCTGCTACTCATGCAAGAAGACTATGCAGAACAGAAAGATCGGCATAGACGAGATGAAGAGCCTTGCTCTGATTACTTATTGGACTATTGTTTTGAAGAGGGCGATTAGTGATGCGCAAGAAGCAAGCAAAAACGGAACGCTTGACTTCCTTTTATACGGGAAGAGGGACTACTTTGTGCCGCATGGTTGTCCCTATATGCCCAGACGGAATAGAAGAGCTGTTAAGGGAAGAACTAAAGGACTGCTTCGACTACGCGGAGGAGTTGTCCCTAAAGGAAGCATGCCTGAGACTAATGGAATACTACGGGATGGAGCAGGACTACCTGCCAATGAGGAAAAAACTGGAGAAGTTTAGAAATGCAAAACCAACAAGACGTAAGCACGGGTAAGCCGCTTTCCTATCTGGTTGAGACCATGATCGATGGCAAGCAATACACATACCTATCCACGCTTAAACCAAGTGATGAATGGGCTGTTGTGACGCCGCTTTATACCTCTTCTGATATAGAGGCGGCACAAAGAAAGGCTAACCCCGGAATACTAGACGTCATCCGCAAGAAGTCTTGGCGGATGTGGTGGCATCTCTGGACTGGGGATCACTCCATCTTCGAGACTCGACGTCGAATCGAGGGAGAGGCTAGGCGGTTTGGCGGCATCGTGCTGTGGGACGATAGCCAGTAAAGGATGGGGGCGGAATCGCCCCCGCCCCCTGTAATCGATCGATTACTTGCCCTTCTTCACGGCAACGCCGGGACGCATGGGCTTGGAAGCCATTGCTTTCGCGGCAGGCTTCTCAGCCTTCTTCGCCATCGGCTTCTTGCCTTTCTTCATCATAGCCATTGTAGTCTCCTTAGAAGGCAAGACGCCTTCGGTGTTAGATGGTATTTTTTTTTCGCCACCAATGCAAGATGAAGTTCTCAGTCATCCGTCTGTACATCTCATCAGGGATGTCGTCTATCGCCTTTCGCCTTTCCTCTTTAGTGCCAAGATCGAAGATCGTTTTCCATAGCGTGTAGTAGGACAGCGAAAGCGTTTGCTCACGCAAGAACTCAGGCACGTTCTTGTTGAGCCAACTCATTCTCCCTTCGTGAGTGAGATGCTGACCGCATCTGTCAGCCCAGTAGAGGACTGGGAAGTCAGGTGTGTACTGAATGACGCTGGTAGGTTTTCTCTTACGAGACTTGCCCATGCTTTAAACGACAGCGTTACCGGCTCTTGCGAAAGATCAAAGGCGATGTCGCTGTTGATCGACGAGAGCCGCACCGTCACCCTCCATGCTTGTCTGTTGCCACGCCAGAACAGGGCTGGCATCTCCTTATTGCGGTCAGCCGCAACGGACACCTGCTTCCACCACTCTGGCTTGAAGTCGCCGGCCTTAGCGTAATGCTTGACCTCGACTGTCCACCCGGCGAGACCGTTCAGATCACCCTGTTCGTCGGATCGATACTGCTCAAGATTTCGATTAAGCCTTATCCCGAGTTCTTCGTGAATTAGAGCGGCTACTTCTCTTTCGGCTGACGCCCCCTTCGCTCGACTGTTTATTGCCATTCAGAATACTCCATGCCATGTTCGGTGGGATCTTGTACTCGTTCTCAAGAATGAGAAGGCAGTAGTGGATACCTTTCAGGACGTCCTGCTCTCGCCCCTTGTATGGGTGGCGAGTGATGTACTTGATGACGTTGCCGTCGGCGAACGGAATCCTGTTCGCAATGCAGTACTTAGTTGGTTGTATCTTGAGATTCTTGTAGTGATTCCCACCAACCTGAATCTTTCCCGATTCTCTTACAGACTTCATTCATTAGTTCCTCTTCTGTTCCATATCGTTTTTCAAACGCCGCCTTATACGGGTGACGACTAGTTGCAAAACCCGTGTCAATGCCTCCTCTGTGATGTGTCGGGCAGAGGGGGATGATCTTAAAGTGGGCATAACGTTTGGTCTTGCCCTCCATGTGATGGACTTCCGCTGGCGACCAGACATCGTGATGCATCCTGCAAACTATACAGCCAAGGCTCGAAACCTCATCGAGCCACTCATGCTCAGCCTTCGTTGGCTTACGCCCTTTCACTTCCTGTACTTCCTAACTTTCTTGGCAATCGCCTTGGGCTGCTTAACGAACTGCTTGCCCTTCCTCTTCCCCTCACGCTTTGCTTCGGAGGTTCGGCGGTACTCTGAGTCCGACAAGGACTTGATCGCCTTCTCAGGAAGGTAGCGTTCGCCAGTCTCGCTCGAAGGCTTGCCGCTTTTGGTACGCCATTTCTGATTAGACCACTTGGACAAACTCTTCTGAGACTTAGACTTCTCTCCAGAGTATCCGCCGCCAGCATCCTCGTAACGCTTCGCGAGTAACTGCGCCTTGCGCGCAGACCACCGACCGGCAAGCGTTCCCGCAACATCCTCTGACATAATTTTGTTCTTCAGCCTGTTGCGAAGAACTGGTTTGGTGTAGCCCATAAATACTCCTAGCCGTATCGGCTTCTTTCTCTTCTGACGTTGGCTTGCTCTGTACGCCACATCTCGAACTCTACATCCCTCGCCCTCGCCTCGACCTTGACTGCGGCAAGCAAAGCCTTCTGCCTACCAACCTCAAGTCTGGCGGCGAAGATCTGATCGTCTGCGTCGGCGTAAGTTTGCTGCGCGTTGTCGGCCTTGAGACCCATTGCACCGGCCTCGACCTTCTTCATCGCGTAGAGTTTTTTAAGATTAGCTTCAGCCTGAGCAACCGCTATCTCAGCGTCCATCATCTGCTGCTTCAGGTCTCTAATTCTTTGTGCGAAGTTTTCCTGATCCATACTAGAACGGCATGTGCCGCGCCTCCTTTGTCTTCTGCTCCCACACTTTTTGTGGCTTTTCCTGCGCGTCGGCGAACCTAGATTCGTTGGGCGCGAACAGGAGGAAGTCAGTTCCTACCTCTCCCATTCTATGCTTTCTCGTCAGGACTTCAACATATCCCTGAGCCGGGCTGAGGGGGTCGTAGTAGTCCTCACGGTACAGCATCATGATGATGTCGGCGTCCTGCTCGACAGAGCCTGAATCTCTTAGGTCGGACATCATGGGACGCTTCTCCTCGCGATGCTCGACGCCACGGTTCAACTGAGACAGGGCGATAACAGGGATACCAAGTTCACGGGCGAGTGACTTGAGTCCGCTAGATATCCTTCCCATCTCCTCTACCCGGTTGTTGCCGCCACCGCCGCTCATAAGTCCGATGTAATCGACTACAACAAGATCGGGTCTCGCCCGTCTCGCCTTGGAGGAAAGTTGCTGGATGCTGATTGCCGGGGTCTCGTCGATCAGCAAGTCTGCCTCGCCTATCTGGTTAAGCGATTCAAGAACGCGATGACCATATACATCGAAGGCAGACCCATCGATGACCCGGCTCACCGGGATATGGCAACGGGCAGCAAGAAGTTTTTGCATGACCTGTTGAGAGGACATCTCAAGCGTGAACACCATGACCTTCTTGCCAGCCACTGCTGCATTCAGCCCGATGTTCAGGGCGAAGGTGGTCTTGCCCATAGAGGGGCGACCGGCAATGACAACAAGATCACCCTGACGCAGACCACGGAATCTCTCGTCAAGATCCCTGAAGCCCGTGGCAACACCAAGCATTCCGCCTGACGAGCCATTAACTCTTTCCATGTACTCGATGAGTCCGACAACAAGTTCTTTGCTTGTCTGCGTAGACTTTTCCTTGGAATTCCCAACAGAAAACATCCGCTGAATCTCATCGACCTTATCCTCTATCGAGGACTTGGTCTGCAATATCGGGATGATCTGCTCGGCTGCTTCTGACATCTGACGCAACAGCCGACCTTCTCGAATTGTCTTCTCGTAGATTTGCCAATTCAGAGGGGCAAAAGCATCAGCCACGATCTCGCAAACAAGATCGCGTTCTTCGGAGGTTCGGGGGATGGCATCAAGAAGACCAATGAGCGATGCGTCCTTGCCTACTTTATGCAGAGACTGCATAGTCTCAAAGATATACTTGTGCGCCGAAATCGAGAAGTCGTCTGGGGTCAGTATCGTTTCGCTAAGGAAACTTGTCTCCGTCATCATCGAGGCGATGAAGGCGCGTTCTGTTGATGTGGGCGAAAGGTTACTCACGGTGATACTTTCCGTCGATGATCCTGCCAAATCCTTGAGGTGAAAGCAGGAAGTCGATGTCAGCAATGAACCGCTTGCGTCCATTTGACGGCATAGTCTTGCCAGTCAGGAACGCAGAGTCGCCGACGAATCGAAAGAACTTCTGCCAGAAATCAAGGGTACTCGGATCTTGAGTACGCCCGTCAAGAACGATGGTCTCTCTGCACCTCGCTCGAAGCATGGTTCGCCGCTTGTCGGTCAACGCAACACACTTCGGTAAGGCGGGAAGCAAGCGATGGTACTCAGCCACCACCTCCTCAAGGGAAATGTTGGCACGGTTCTTGCTCTTATATATATCCATAGTATTACTAGTACTATTACTAGTAATACTTTTTTCTTTGGTTCTTTCTTTTTTAGTTTCCCGGAAGGCGATATTATGTAAAGTCTCGGGCAGCCCCAAAGGGTTAAGTGATTGATCCGAAAGAGAATTGTTACCTTCAAGATTCTGAACCCCCCCTTCAGGATCTTGAAGGTTGCCTTCAGGATTCTGAAGGCTGAACCAAAGAATGTTGCTGTTCTTCGCAATGCTAATCTGCCTTGCCTCGCCCTCCCCCTTGAGGGAAAGGAATCCTTTTGAGGAAAGTCTTGCGAGGTAGCCGGAAACGGTGGCGTCAGAAACCCCAAGGGCTTCCGCCAGTGCTGAGTTCTTGATTGAGAACCACTCGCCAGTCTGGCGTGAGCGGATCTCCGCGAGAAGGATCTTCTCCATCCAAGTCAGATCTCTGGCTTTCCAGAGTCCGCTTGGGATAAACACTCCGTCAAAGTATCGTTGTTCCATTCAGTCCATCCTCAATCGTGAGTCGCCATTTTTTGCTCGACTCGCAATCCGTGTCAAGAGGAGATCAAGTGTTGACAACAAATTTTCTCTGCACTAATCTTGGAACACCTGCTCATTGGAGCATATGGAGGCTACATGGATTCATTTATTATATCTTCGTCTGACATTCGTCAGCAGACGGCTAATTTCAAGCCGATAAACTTTCAAGAAAAATCCAGAGAGATCTGGGAAACGCTCAGCAAGATTGACGTAACACCTTACGTCGAGAAGAAGGTAGGTCTTACCTATCTGCCTTGGGCTTGGGCTTGGGCAAAGTTGATGGAAAACTACCCTGACTCAGACTTTTACTTTGAGCGTAACTCCACCGGCTCAGAGGTTTGGCACTTCCCCGACGGGTCGTGCGAAGTGCGGTGTGTTCTCACCGTCTCCGGTATCACGCGCCGATGCTGGCTCCCCGTCATGGACAACCGCAACAACGCGGTTAAAGAAGCCGATGCCCGTGATATCAACGATACGAAGATGCGATGCCTCGTTAAGAACATCGCCTTTTTCGGATTGGGTCATTACATATTCACAGGCGAGACTGCGCCAGTACAAACCCCTTCTGCGCAGGAAGAGAAAAAGGATACGCAAGATAGTTCAACGTCTTTCACCCTTGACTCTTCACTCGCCTACCTCTCTGAGGCGGCAGACAAGGACGACCTTCGCAAGAGAACGCAGAACGTCCTGAAGGCTGCGGCCAATCGTGGACTAGATGGAAATTGGAGGGAACAGGTGATCGCTCATGCGACTGCCGTCTCGGAGAAGTTCAATGGCAAGTAAGCAAGGCACGTCGGAGTGGCTGGCAGAGCGTGTCGGTAAAATCACCGGGTCGCGAGTCGGAACCATCCTAGGCTTGAACCCTCATCAAAGCCCATCTGACGTAATGCGCGAGATGGTTCGCGAGGCAAAGAGTGCGGAGCGGGAGTTCAAGGGTAATGCCGCAACAAGGCATGGTCAGGAGCATGAGGCTTATGGTCGCCGCTACCTTGAGGTTCAGCGTGGGTACATGGTCGATGAGGTGGGGTTCATCACTCACCCTGAGATCCCGTTTCTCGGCGCATCACCGGACGGTCTCGTAGGCTTTGATGGCTGCATCGAGGTCAAGACTCCGTTCTACGCTAAGCGTGTATACACACTCGCTGACAAGCCGTATTACGAGGCGCAGTGCCGTCTCGTTATGGAAGTCACAGGCACTCAATGGTGCGACTTCGTGTGCTGGATCAGCGACGATGACGCTCACATGGAGCGGATTGAGCGAGATCCTAAGTGGATTGAATCCGCCCTCCCGAAACTGGAGGCGTTCCACAAGGATTATCAGCGGGTGATAAACGACGAAGAACTGTGCAAGCCATTCCTAGATGAAGAAAAGAAGATGGCGTTCGTGGCGAACGATACGATGCACAGGGTCGCGCAACTCGCTGCGCAATTGGGTAAACTTGATGAGGCTTCTGCCCCGCTCCGCAAGGAACTGGACGAGTTAAAGCAGAAGATCGGAACCGAGTACGGGTCTTGCACGAATGGAATCGTGAAGATCGCCCGGATTGAGCGTAAGGGTGCAGTTGACTACAAGTCTGTGTTTGAGGAACTGAACCTGAATGAGTTGTTGGAGAGTAAAGGTCGCACTCTCGACTCCTATCGAAAGAAGGCGACCGTTGCATATCAAGTGGAGATTCTGGAATGAGTCAGTATAACGACAATGGCAAGGTAGCCCTCTGGGGTAACGACAAGTACGAGCGTGGCGGTAAGCAGCCGTACGTCAAGGGAAACCTCACCGCACATCGCAACATCAAGGCTGGCGAGAAGATCTCTATTGCGCTGTGGGTAAACCAGAGCGACAACGAGAAAGCCCCGAAACTTTCAGGCTTGATCTCTGATCCTTTCAAGCCAGAAGGTAAGCCGGTAGCCAAGGGTGGCAAGCCTGCCCCGGCGGCTGATCCCGACTTCGACGATCTGCTTCCGTTCTAATAATGCTTGTACTGAACCGACGATTAAATGATGTGGTTTACATTGGCCGGAATATTCGGCCAGATGATCTCGTCGGTTCGTGTGACTGGGCCATCAAGGCTACTTCGGTAATCGATAGTTTTGATCGGCCCAGAGTTTACGCGGACGTATGGGATAAGGAGGACTGGAGGCTAGTCCAGTTCTCCCCACAAAGCCCGTCCCTTAAACTGGATGAAACAACGGTCAGAGTTCTGAGCGTCAAACATGTGATGTGGGGATCGACTGAAGAGCCGGTCATCTACTTCGGATTCGACGCTCCGAAGGAGATAAAGATTGTCAGGGAAAACGCTCTTAGGAAAACAAGGGATGACGATTGACAGCGATGTCTATGTAAAGTTTGTAGGGCACAGGCCGCATCAGGGAACATCCGGCGCAGCCGGGTACGATTTGGTAGCAGAAATCCTTTCTGACTCTCCATTCATCATTCAGCCGGGACGATGGAAAATCGTCCCGACTGGAACATTCGTCGAGATCCCGCGAGGTTACGCCGGTCTCATTCTTCCTAGATCGGGGCTTGCGGCGAAGCATGGGGTAACCGTGCTTAATAGCCCCGGTCTTATTGACTCAGACTATCGCGGCGAGATAGGCGTTATCTTGCACAATGTCAATAGGCATGAAGACTTTGTCGTCACTAAAGGAATGCGAATCGCCCAACTGATGGTTGTTCGCGTCCCTGAACTCGTACTAGTTGCCGAGCAGAATCTTTCTGATACAGTCAGGGGGGGCGAAGGTTTCGGCTCAACAGGTACTCAATGAAAGATTATGGCAGCGGTAGACGACATCCGCCTTGCAGCGGAAAGCCCGGACATTAGTGAGAGAGATCGAAGTCTTCTCACGCAAGCAAGCCAAGAGATTGTTCACATGAACTGGCTATTACTTGCTGCTCGTCCGCTTATAGCGGCGAACAGAAGCCCTCAAGCAAGGGCATTGCTTGCGCGAATAGACGACGTTCTTGCATAGATGATTGTTACTCTCAACGAGGCGGAGCAGAGACTGGCTTCCTTCATAGGAAATGCTAGGCATTTAGCCTCAAGAGAGAGTGGTATCAAAGATTTAAGGCGCGGAGACAAGTCTGCGGATCTTATAGATAAAGGAGGGGCTGCCGCAGAGATAGCGTTCTGCAAGGCTTTCAATATCTACCCTGATCTTGATATTGGCGAGAAGAAGATTGCCGACTGTACTTTATCATCTGGTCATACAGTTGATGTAAAGTGGACTTCGAGACAGAACGGGATGCTGATCACCGTTCCTTGGAAAAGGGCTGAGGTTGATATCTTCGCCCTTGTAGTTGGCACGATGCCTGAATATAGAATTGCTGGATGGATGTTGGCGACGGAGTTGATAAAGCAGGATCGGCTTAGGTTTGTTGGCAACAACAATGTGTACGCCGCAACCCAAGACGAACTTGTAAATCCGAAATCTTTACTGGACGTTAGACACGGAATTATTAAGGAGACAACATGGAATCAGGAATCTTTGGAAAGCAGGAACTAACTTGGGATCAGGCTGTCGAATCATTTTGGCAGTACAAGAACTCGACTCCTATCACGGAGCAGTCTAGGTACAAGATCAAGTGGGCTATCGAAGTTTACGGTCAGTACTTCAAAGGCCACTCTATCAGGGCGATAGGCAAGGCGCAGGTCATACGCGCAAGAGATATCATCAAGTCGAAGTCACTCATGAAGGCGTCGTCAATCAACGACGCGACCAAGAAGTTGATGCAGGTATTCTCTTTCGCTTTAGAGAGGGAATGGATTGACCGCCTACCAAAGGTTGACACGCTGCCGGAGGAGACTCCGAATCGCCCGGTCTTGCGTCCCGATCAAGCCAAGCAACTTATTGAGGAACTGCCGCCATCTCTTGGTAGGGCTATCGAGTTTGCAGTAGCGACCGGGCTAAGAGGCGTGAACATCTGCCGCCTCAAGTGGTCTAACGTAGACTTCGATTCCCGGTCTATTAGGATCGACGCGACCAGCATGAAGTCGCGCAAAGAGTTGACCATCCCATTGTCAGCAACCGCTATGCGGATACTGCTGTTCATCCGTAACACTAAGTGTCACCCTGAGTTTGTCTTCGTGAATGAGAGGGGTGAGCCGCTCAAGCGAATCTACTCGGACACTTGGAGACGGGCGGTCAAGGCTGCTGGTCTAACCGGATATGGCGTACACTCGACGAGACGGGGGTGGGCTACCGAGGTCGGCAAGCGATCTGATCTGAAGACGTTAATGACGCTCGGTGGTTGGACTACGCCAAGCATGGCTGCTCAGTATGTTCAGCCAGACCTAGACCACCTCAGATCTAAGGCAAGTATAGTCGAAGAGGTGTTCTTCAGTGAAACGGGAAGGAAAGGTAGTTTCGATATACCCATCGGACGATGAGATCCTAGAGAACCACAAAGGGTTCCCGGGGAAGCGTGACCTTCTTATCCTTTACTTAGACGTAGATGGCAGTCTGGTAGCCAGTGCGAACACCAACGACAAGGCGAAGTTAATCTTCCTTGTCGAGGCGTTCAAACTGCACCTGCTAGATGGCGACTTCGACGGCTAACTGTTCCTGTCCTTGATCTTCTCGTACCGCGAGTTGAACTCGTCGTACACCCGTTGAATCTCCAGTTCGATCTTCTCGATCTGCTCTTCTTTTGAGTCCTCGCTCGACGAAGAGTTCTGGATTTTCTTGCGGCGTTCGTAGAGTTTGCTCAGCCGACGCTGTGCGTTCTTCGCGAACGGCAACGCCAAGTAGTCCGTCTTGTTATCAACGACAAACTCTTCTCGGTCTCCGCCCTTCAAGGTCTTGGCTTCAGCCTCAACCCTGTACACAGAGTCCATACGATCGTAGAAGTCGCCGGGGTTCATCGTCCAAGAGGTCGTCTTGATGACCTTGTTGACGAGCGGAACCTGACGAACCTCGATGTCCTTGCCGGTTACTACCTTCTCGGCAACACCGTAAGCCTGCATCAACGTGCGTCCTGCGCCACCGAATATCTCACCGATGAGGTACTCGGTCGCGTCAGGGCTGACATCGATCAAACCCGGCTGGAAGTCCGTACCGCCAGTCGCCTTGTTCAAGAAGTTTGAGAAGGCGATTGCGGTGTCCGTAGTTCCGCGACGATGCAGCGACGCATCCGGCATCTTGACCTTGGCGAACTCTGGGTTCTCCTTGTAGATCGGATTGCCAGCGAAGTCCTCGTTCATGGCGATGTCTACGAGGGGGCGGATAGCGGTCGGGGCGATTGAGCGAATCGTGCTGCCAGCCGCACTCGTAGACTCTGGAACACGCAGCGGCGACATGTCATTCGCCACCTTGCCAAGCGTCTTGCCCACGAACCCGCCAGCCGACTCAACCCCAAGCATTGTCTCGGTGGCCTTGATGGCTGCGTAAGTCAGGATGCTGTAGCCATACGGAAGCGGGATGACAATGATCGGCATGCCCGGAAGTTTGATCGGAAGACCATTCTCCTTGACGTAGTCGGGGAGATTCTCCCACTCAGTCTTGCCGTTCTCTTCTTCGTCACTCGCAGCAATGCTCATTGCTGTTATGGCGGCAGCAGTTCCAGCTGCGTAGTACATCAACTTTCGAGCCTCGGCAGAACTCATCGTTCTGAAGAACTGCAAGTTACCGTTGATGCTTGCCTGCCAGAACATGTAAAGCGAGTTCATGAACGGCCCGGCTTCACCACGACGGTTAAAGTTCACCGTCACATTCTTGGCAAGCAGGGCTGCTCGGTCTCGGCTCACGCCAGCCTTACGCGCATTAACGTAGGCAGCAACGCGAACAGCGTTTTCGGTCATGTCGTTGAAATGCTCAATCGCATTCTTAACGCCATTGAGTCCTCGCTTGACCTTCATCAAAGCGGTGCCGCCTTCGGCAGAGCCAGACTCTCCGATAAGGTTGATACTTTTTTGCAACTCTCTGTGCAGTTCGTTTGTATCTAAGTTCCTTACATAACCGGTTGCGCCGCCGTCCTCGAAGAACTCCTTGACGAAGTTGTCTTCTGCGGCAGTGCCTGCCTTGTTGTTTAGATATCGGCTCAGAGCCTTGTGATACTTGAGGCTGACATAATCAGAGATGGCGGCCTGAACAACCGTCTTGCCATCTACCTTTCCAGCCCCTTTGAGGAGGCCGTCATGCAGATCAGCCTCTGCAACGAGGTTCATCATACCGGCCATGAAGTCACGCGGCACGTTGACGATTGACCATGCCGGGTTCCAGCGAGTGGTCATTCCGGCTAGGAATGAAGACGCCCGACCAAGCGTGTTCTGAGTAAAACGAACAAGGCTGCCCATATCAGCGGCGCCGAGGTTAAGCATGGCGCGACGCAGGTTGTCGTCTTTGATGTCAATGAGGATGGTTTGACCATCCTCTTTTACCTCAAAAAAGTCCTCTCCCTGACGACGGCTTGACTTCCTTCGCAACAGTACGGCGTCCTTTTTGGAATCCATGTACCGCGTATAGATCGGGTTGTCCTTGTCGATAACTTCCCACATCGTGTCATCCTTGAACGCCCTTACGAGGTTCAAGAAGCGACGACCAACTTCTACCTTACGCGCACGAATCGCCTTCTCGTACGCCTGTTTGATTGCGTTCGTGACTGGCGGGAACGCCATCGTCTGGCGGCCAAGGGCGGCAAGAGACTCTTTACCTCCGACGGAGAACCCGCGACCAACGCGCATCGCGTTGCCCTCTGGAGAGTCAAGTTCACCTATGGCCCAGCCAGTAAGAGGTACATATGACTTGTACTTGTCATTCCAAGCATCAATGACGACCTCCTCTACAAGACCAGAAGAAACCATCTTCTGCTGTGTGGACTTGATCAGGTCATCAACGAACTTCATTGCAGAGGAATACTTATCGTATTTGCCCTCCTCTCTGAATCGATTCGTGATTCCGATAGCATCCTTTGTATTGATGCCAGAGCCGCCATCAGCGTACCGTTCCTTCATGGTCAGGTATCGCTCTAGGTTTCGGCTCTCCTCGTTAGTTGCGCGAGTCAGGTCGCCATCGTACTTGTCAGAAAGTTTCTGACGAAGTTCGTCGTACCTTGCGGCGTTTTTCTTAGCGATTTCAGCATTACGCTCCGGGGCGTGTCGAGCGTAAGCAAAGAGATTGAGTTCGTTGTAGTCGAGGCCGTTGTCAAAGACGTACTTCATCATCGGCTCAAGATACTGCCGCTGAATCTTTCGCTCGTCCTCGGTCACCTGACCGCTGAAACGCTCGATCTGACCAGCAGCATCCATCTCGTCGCTGATACGAGACATGCCAATCTTCTTCGCCATCTCCTTTTGGAACTGCTCAAGGCGGTAGAAGGAGTTGACGAATACTCGCGTCAGCGTGTCTCGCAGCGTTTCGTCTGCGCCGTTGTAAATGTTTGTCGGCCTCGTCTGCTCAAGCGATGAGTTGACAATCGTTTGCAGAGAGTCAACAGCATGTCCGATGCTTCCAAACGCTCCGCTATTGACGGCGGAAAAAATTGCGCCATTCCGCTGATTCATGAACAGCGGGAAGCCCTTGTATACCGCAATCTCTTTCAGAGACTCAGGGATCTGCAAGACATGGAAGTTCCTGGCTTCGGCTTTTTCGTCAGGAAACTGAATTGAAAACTCTAGCGGCTGATCTGCATACTGACTCACAAACCCATCGATCTCTGCCGCAGAGTTTGCCGTTCCAACATACTGAAGGTCGAGGTGAACGTGAACCTGACCGCCTTCGGTCATCGCCCTCTTTGCTGCCCTTACGCTATCAGTGGCAAACCCTCTGTCTGCACCGCCCTCCGGCATGACTTCGATCTTGCCTACAGTCATGCGTCCGCCAAACTTTCCAAACAGATTCTTAGATCTGTTCACAAGTTCGCGGTCGTAGAAAGCCATCATGCCGTCGCCAGAGTCGAGCATATCTCCAGAGAGAGACATGAACTCTCTGTTCATGCCAGAAGACTTGACGCCTTCATTGTTTAGCATCCGCTCCGCAACGGTCTTCGGAATGAACTTGCCTAGTTCATTCTCTTTTACGGATCTGTTTTCTCCGGTGATGTTTCCGCCACGGTCAATCGGGCGGATGTGATAAGTGCCGTTCGTGTTCTTCTTGTAAAGAACCTCGCTTATCGTGCGACGTAGATCGTACCGAGCCTTTTGAGATTCGCCAGTTGTCCAAGCAACGCGGTCGTAACCATTCTCTGCGGCGAATCGAACGATGCGACGGAGAGCAAGGTCAGGCCAAGTTGTCTTGAACGGGGCGTCAGGAATGCCGGACTCCTCGGTATAGCCCTGTCGGCGACCAGCCTGATGCCAGTCACTCTGCACTTCCTCGATCAAGAGTACGCGATTGCCTTCGGTATCGACCCGCTCCTTGAGTCGGACATGCGCCAAGATGTTTTTGACGTCACCGAAATCATGCATTTCGCTGACGAACGGCTTGCCCTTTAAGTTCGGCAGAGTGAGCAATAGTTCTTTGTAGCCAGTTCCGCCGGGGAACGTATAGAACTCGAAGTTTCCCTTGCCAACAGCGTCAACAACGTCGATCTGACGCTGCTGAATCTCATCGAGGAGTTGCTGTTTGGTGACGCTCCCGGTCTGGGAGCGGAGCCAGTTCGGCAGATCGTAATACTCAAGTTCCTCAACCTTCGTGCCGGGAATATTCTTGAGCGTGTTCAGCCACTGCTCCGCAGGAGCCTTGGTCATCTTCAGACTTTCGACAGCACTCTTGACTGCGCTGTAGAAAGTCGGCGCGACATCACGGATTCCGCCTAGAACTGTGCTTCTTTGCCCTTTGGCGACTCCACGAACTTCGCCCTCTCCGCCCACTCCGGGTTCGGCTGGTTCTTGTCCAGCCATTCCTTCGCGAGGAATCCCGCCCCGAACAGTCGGCTCCGCAGCACCGACGCCGGGACTGGGTGGCCGAACTTCTTCTCGTACTCGTTCAGGTAATTCGCGTCTTGTTGCAGCAGGTTCATTCCTTGCAATCTCCCTCTTAATGAAAGCAGAGGCTAGAGGCGCATTGTCCTCCAGCCACTTCGGATTGACTATATGTATGGCGAAGATCTGACCAATAATTTCAGACTGAATCGCCGTCCAGTCCTTGCCATACGGGCCATTGAACTGACGGTCGCCAATATAGAAGAACGGGTAGGCAAATTGTGCCGCCGTACCAGCCTCGGCAGTAGCCTGAGCGATGGCATCGTTTGGATCCATTCCGCCTTCCACAAGGCGGGTGGCGTTCGGAACGATAACCGTTCGCATCTCGTTGGCGAGAAGCCCGAAGATCTCACGGATCATCGGGGGTGCTGCGCCTGAGACCGCCGACACCGAGCCGTTGTTGATGGTCAGCACCTGATTGGAGATGCGAGTCTCACGCGGGGTGTCGTACCCATTGCGGCTGTGGAGGTTGTGACCGAGTTCGTGCGCGATCGTTGCGCGCAGCAGTTCTCGGAACTTCGGGTCGGCAAAATTTGCAGCGTTAAAGAAGTCTTCCGAAAGGGAGATGATCTTGCGATCCCTAAAGAAGAGACCCTTTGTCTCCAACTCGTTGGTGTTCTTGTAGATCTCGACCCCATCGACAAGGCTTTGGGGCAGACCGAAGTTATCCACAAGATCAACGAATGCGGCGGTGACCTCGCCCCTGAAGTCGCCCTCTGCCACGGCACTAACCGTATTTGGGTTAGCCCGGAAGGTTAGTCCAGTGCCATAGGTAATCGTCGAGGCGGTCTGTGACTGCAACAAAGTTGCCGTATCGCCAGCCTCTTTGCCAAAGGCGGGGACGTTTTCCGCCATACGAGAACGCTGAGCGGGTTCTGCGGCAGGTTGCGTGGCCGGTTCGGTGGCTGGACGAGCCTCTGGCTGGGCGACTGCTTCAGCGCGGGGCTGGGCAGCGGGTCTGGCGGCGCGGCGGGGCTGACGCTCAAGTGAGCGAAGGTCTGCCGCTGCTAACGCATTGAGAGCCGTTTGGAGCGAGTCCTTGACTGGGCCTTCTGGCGCAGCATCAATCATCGCCTCAAGCTCTCTACGGGCTTGTGCGTTCGGCATACGACCAGCCGCTGCAACACGCTCACGACGACGTCCCGCCCTAGGTGTGGGGGTAGGTGTGGGAGCAGGAGCGGGGGCTGGTGCAGGGGCGGGAGCGGGTTCAGCGGCAGGTTCAACTGCCGTCTGTATCTGTTCGGATACAGTTTCAGCCACAGGCTGCGGGGCGGGTTGGGCGGCAGGCTGCCGCATAAATGCCTCGCCGGGTCTCGCGCTGTAAGCCAAAGCCTCAAGGCGGCTCATCGGCTGCCGAACAACTTCCGGCTGCGGGACAATGTTTGTGGCGCTACGCGCCACAGCCTCAAGGCGATTGTCGGTAGGGCGAGTAACCGGAGAACCAGCCCCCTCACCAAGCGAAGGACGCGCCAACGTCATGGCAGGAGGTTCAACGCCAGTCAGGTCACGGGCCGGGGGAGGGATTACCTCACCGCTGACCGTTCCGCGACGAGGCTCTGGGCGGCGACCGAACTCACCCATGATTCTCTCAAGGGTAGTTTGCGGAGCCTGACCAAAGAACGGCTGCTGAATCGGCTCAATGCCAGCAGAGATCGCGGTCTGCGGGAAACGAGAAACAACGCCAGCCATCTCAGGCGCAACCTGAGTCTTGAATGTCGGGAACAGATATTCGATAGCCGCCAACTTGGCGAGACCATCGTTTAACTGCGCCTCTTCGTTCTTGATGAGATTGCGAAGCGTCTTCGCTTGTTTCGTCTGAGACGGCGCAGTGCGATCGAGTTGCAATCGACGCGCATCGATACGTTCGCGGAGGTTCGTAACGCGATCGCGCAGAGCAGAACGCTCCGCTTCGATCTGTGTACGCTCATCAGGAGTAATGCGCGGACGGTAAACGTCAGCAATCTTTACGACGGTGGTATCAAGATACTCACCTGACATGACCTTGCGCACATCTTCTGTGAGTGCAGCAAGAACATCTCGACCGCTTTCAGTTTCTCGAACAGACTCGCCAACACTTGCTGCTATTGCGCCGGGCTGAATCTCAGCGGCTCGACGGAATACAGGCGTAGCAACGCCCTCGACATCTTTGATGTCGTAAGCATTGTCGATCGCTTCAAACTTCGCAGGGTCAGCGAGAGAGTCTCTGAGGAAAGCCGTCTCAATGCTTTGCTCAAGACTCGGTTGCTGAACAGACTCGAGTTCAGACAAACGCTGAACCGCAAACGCAGGGGGCTGCGGAGCGGGTGGAGCCGGAGGAGGCGGAACAATCTGATCACCAGTCGTTCCGGTTTCACCGCCCGTAACAGGAGGGGCCGGAGGCGTTGGCATCGGGCCACCGCCAATGCGACGAGCGGCAGCAATCTCAGCAGGGAGAACAACAGCCTCAAGAAGACCGCCGCCAATTGCAGCAGTTGCAACGCCAGTTGTCGGATCAATGCCGCTATCGAGATAGCGACGTTGCATCAAGTTTTGTGCGTATTGATTTCCGCCTTCAGCAGAGCCTTGCAGGAGAGTCTGAAGGGCGGTCTTTCTCAGGGCGGACGATATGCCGGTTACGGCTGGGCCAATCGGCGCGATAGCAACAGATGCAGCATCAATGGCTGCGCCGAGACCAGAGGCTTTTGCCGCGTAATCATCAGCGCCTTCAAAGTCTCCGGGGTTTCTTTCGATGTAACTATAGTAGTTATCACCATAACTCTGGATGAAAGATGCAGTGCCGCCACCCAAAACACCGCCGATGATTGCGCCAACTGCGCTTCCTACCGGGCCTATAGCAGATCCAGCGATTGCGCCAGCACCCGCGCCAGCAAAAAACCCTGACGACGACCCGAGCATATTCGGGATCGCTTGCCGCCAGAAGTTTGGGTCTGTGATGTTCAGCGCACCGGACAGCCCAGTGTCACCGTAGGCTGGCTGATACAGATATGGGGCTGCTTCCGCTACGTTCTGTTCTGCCGCGACGCCAAGACTAGTGGCCAGTCCTTCTGCGCCAAGTGACTCTGCCACCCTCTGACCAGTTCTCTGGAACCCAGCCTGCATCACATCGACGCCAGCCCCAAGAGCCTTCGAAATAGAAGGCTCTTTACCGGCCTCGGCTTGCTTGCCTAGTGACGCGCCAAGAGAGCGAACGCTCTCAGGGTCAACAATATCACCCCAAAGATCTGTAATGTCAGCCATGTCTCACCGCGTGTGGTTGGTTGCTTCCATCACTTTGCTCCATTGCTTTAAGCGAAGACTTTTTTGAGATAGTTCTTTGTCTCTGTAGGGAGATGCATCCTCCAATTATCTCCCTTATCTTTGATAAGTTTTGACAGGTTGCCCGGCCCCCAGTTGTACGCAGCGGCAGCCTTTTGATAATCACCGCCATACATGTCAAGGAGTTCCCTAAAGTACCTAGCCCCCTCATTGAGGGCGTAAGCCGGGTCTTTCTTTACACGCTCGAAGTCAACATTCTTGTGCCACTTTGGAACCATCTGAACGATTCCAACTGCACCGGCGCTTGATACTGTCTTACCGCTTACTACGTCATCCCTGAAATTACTTTCAGTCTGAGCGATTTTAGCAAGTACAACAGGGTCTATGTTTGCGCTTTTGGCCGCAATAGTAATGCTTGTTGCGTATTTTGGAGGCGCAATGCTGGAGACACGATTGTCTACTGTTGGCTGCTCAGTTTTTTTTTCAGCCTGATCAGACCGTGCGACTCCATATCCGGGAAGAATTATGCTTCCAGAAGGAGTGAACGCAGCAGAGCCTAGAGGCCCGAGCTGCTCACCAGCAAGCCTGTTTGTTGTTGCAGGTGGTGTTTCGCCGCGAACCATCTTGTTGATAGCCTCGCCGATCACCCCTTCGCTGAGTTCCTTTGTCTTTGATTTTTCCATGACACTCCTAACTTCTCTCTGGAGTTGTCTGTACTCATCAAACGTGATCGGGCGGTTCAATTCAGTTGACAGCCTCCTGATCATAGAAGGGATTACTGTGTTC